CTTGTTCTATGCCCCGTCTCAGGTTGAGTTAAGGTCCGTAATGAGCCCACCAGTCCAATACTACAACAGGGTGTTTGGGGACTATAACGATTTATGTAACGAGCTTGGTCTAAAAAATAAGTTCGATAAGCTAACCGACGAGACAATTGAAGAGACAAAGCCGCCGGAAGACTGCAAAATATACATAGACACAAGAGAGCAAAAACCATTTAAGTTCGATGTTCCTTTTGAGATAAAAACCTTGAAGTTCGGAGACTACGCCCTTAGCGATAAAAAAGTTTCTGGAAACTGTTACATAGAAAGGAAGTCTTTAAATGACTTCATAGGAACAATGAGTGGGGGGTACGACAGGTTCAGGAGGGAGATAGAAAGAGCGATAACTGAAGACGCCTATTTAGTTGTTTTAGTTGAAAGATGTATAGAGGAAGCGATGAACTTCAATAAGCTTCCATATGTCTCCAGTAAAATCAGAGCTACGCCAGAATATATATTCAATAGAGTTAGGTCGCTGAACCAAGACTTTAAGAACATACAGTTTTTATTTGCTAAAACAAAGACCGAAGCGATGAGGCTCTGCAAAAAAATATTCTTTTCTAATCAGTGCTTTAAGAAGCGAGATCTTCAGCTAGCTTACGACTTGAAGATGCTATGATGAAAGGATATATTTGTTTAACTTATAATGAAGCTTGCGCTATAGTATTAATAGCATTGTTGATAGCTTATCTAGATTAGCATGTGGTACTCTCCAGATAAATACGACAGTGGAATAGAAGATGTAAATTCTACCCTTCTCGGCCTCGAGGGCGAGCTAGAGGACAAGCAGGCCAGAATAAGCTTGGCTAAATTCCTTAGGAACAACCTAACGATGACAACATACTGGCTCACCGGCATAAAGCTAGCCCCATATCAAGAGATAATGCTTAAAGGTTTTCTTAATAGAAATTTTAGCATGTGTGTTTGGGGTCGGGGCTGCGGAAAAACTTTTATAGCAAGCATATTTTGTTTTTTGCAATGCATATTTGAACCCAACACGAAAATTTTAATAGCTGGCCCAACGTTTCGTACGGCAAGGTTTATATTCAACAATATAAAAAATATAGTAGAGACCAAAGAGGCCAGACTCCTAGCTCAGGCTTTTGGCGCGAAGACAGAAAGAAACGACCAGCACGAATGGAAAATAAACGGAGGAACAATTACGGCAATCCCACTAAGCGGGGAAAAGATTCGTGGCTTCAGGGCAAATGTGCTTGTTCTTGATGAGTTTATGCTTTTGCCGGAAGAAACTATTAAAAATGTTTTGATGCCGTTTTTAGTTTCGCCTCAAGACTTAAAGAAAAGGCTACAGGTCAGAGAACAAGAAGACGAGTTAATCAAAAAGGGGGCAATGGAAGAAAGCGAAAGGATGGTTTTCAAAAACAACACCAAAATGTTGGCTCTATCTTCTGCTAGCTACACATTTGAAAATTTATACAAAACCTACAAAGACTGGATGGGAAAAATATATTCTGATCAAAGAATGGCAGAAGCTTCTTATTTCATTTCCCAAATGAGCTACGAGTCCCTGCCTGAGCAGATGATAGACCATACAATTATTGAAGAAGCCGCAAGTGGCGGGTTGTCGAATTCTTCTTTTCAGAGAGAGTATTGCGCAGCTTTCACAGACGGAAGCGACAGCTATTTTAGTGGGAAGAAAATGCACGACTGCACAATACCGGATGGAGAAGAGCCAACCACGAGGATATATGGCAACCCAGACAAAAAATATATTCTTGGTATCGACCCAAGTTTCAGCAATAGCCCATCCTCTGACTATTTTGCTATGTCTTTGCTCGAAATAGACGAAGAGAAAAAAGATGCAACGCTCGTTAATGGGTACGCCGTAGCTGGAGGAGACCTTAGGGATCATATAAAATATTTAGGTTACCTAATGACCAACTTCAATATCGTTATGATTTGTATAGATAATGCTGGTTATCAGTTCATAGACGGAGCTAATGAATCAGAGTTTTTTCTTGACAATAAAATAAACATAAAGTTTTTCAATTTTCATGGAGAGAAAGAAGGCGTCGAAAGGGACATTATGCTAAGGAAGGCGAAGATGGAGTATAATCTTGAAGATAAAAAGATTTGCTTTAAGCAGGTTTTCTCTACGGACTTCATAAGAAAAGGCAACGAGAGGCTTCAAGCTGATATAGATCATAAAAGAATATGGTTTGGCTCTAGAACCACCGCCAATGGGCCTGTATTTAATAAATTCACCTCCAGAAGGGTTCCAGTCAAGCTCACCAACTGTGCAGATGTGCTCGAATTGATTGAGGTCCAAGATGACTTAGTATATCAAACCAAAAAACAATGCGCGCTGGTTGAGGTGAAATCCACTACAAAGGGAGTGCAATCCTTCGACCTTCCATCACACCTGAAAAGGAGCACCTCGGTGAATAGAGCGAGAAAAGATAACTATACGACTCTAATGCTTTCTAATTGGGCAACTAGGTCATATTTCGATATAATTAACCTAAAGGAGGAGAATGTGAATAACACTTTTGTTCCGATGATGATTTAAAAAGTGTAAAAAATACCAAGTTTTACAATGAAAAAAGAGACCGCAAAAAAGCCCCCAGCCAGAAGGACTAGGGCGTCAGCAAAGCCGAAAGTAGAGCCCGCAGAACCACTAATGGTTTCTACGGCCGTTTCGAATAGCGACATATATCCAGATTCAAGTAGTCGGACTAGAACAAGGTCAAACAAGTCGGCTTCCATCCTGAGGACGGACAGGTTCAAGAATATAGAAGATGGGCTAATCCCATTCAAATACACAAAAGATTCCTCTAATACGAGCGGAATCACAGTCAGAGATGCCGTAATTCTATGCCAAAAAGCCTACTATAATTTTGCCATATTTAGAAACACCATAGACTTGATGACCGAATTTACTTCTGGAAACATATATTTCACAGGAGGAAGCAAAAAGGTAAATAAATTCATAGAAGCGTTTTTCGACAAAATTAACTTAAACGATTTCCAAAATAAGTTTTATAGGGAATACTTTAGGTCTGGAAACGTGTTTGTTTATAGGTTTGACTCTAAGATTAATCAAGAAGACTTTAAGAGGATAAACCAAACATTCGGATCTTCTCTATTGGCCGACGACAACGACTTAATCGTTCCCAGTAGATATATCACGTTAAACCCTTCAGATATACAATTGACAGGAAACGTCACTTTCGTTAACCCAACCTATTTCAAGGTTTTGACCGACTACGAGCTGGAGAGAGTTAGAAATCCAAGAACGGAAGAGGATCACCAAGTTTTAGAGAGCCTTGACCCAGAAACCAAACAAGCCATTAAAAAAGGAAAAAGGATGGGGTCTGTAAGAATACCGCTTCCCTTAGACAAAGTTAGTGCCGTTTTTTACAAAAAGCAAGACTACGAGCCATTTGCGGTTCCGATGGGTTTTCCAATTCTAGAGGATTTAAACTGGAAAGCGGAAATGAAGAAGATGGACATGGCAATAGCAAGAACGATGCAGCAGTCCATTCTTTTAGTTACAATGGGAGACGCCCCAGAAAGAGGCGGCATAAATCAAAGGAACTTGTTAGCTATGCAGAAGCTTTTCCAAAACGAATCAGTTGGAAGAGTTCTAATAGCGGACTACACAACGAAGGCCGAGTTCGTAGTTCCTAAAATCGCAGACTTGCTTGACCCAAGAAAATACCAAATCGTTAATGAAGACATTCAGGTAGGGCTAAATAATATCTTAACTAGCGGCGGCGAAAAGTACGCAAACATGCAGATAAAGATTAGCGTGTTCGTGGAGAGGCTCAGGCAGGCAAGGCAAATATTCTTGCATGAATTCCTAAAACCAGAGATAAAGAGAATTTGTAAAAGTTTGGGTTTCAAAAACTACCCAATTCCAAACTACGAAGACATTGACTTAGATGATTCTTCGACGGCAGATAGGGTCTATACTAGGCTAATTGAGTTGGGCGTACTAACACCAGAAGAAGGGCTAGAGGCAATAAAGACAGGCAGGCTACCTACCAGACAAGAGTCTCTAGACTCGCAAAAAGAATATAGCGACCTAAAGGACGAAGGGTTTTATGAGCCGATAGTTTTAAGAAGAGATAACTCCACCCAAGAAAACAACTCAAAAAATGGGGAGTATAAACACACTCCAGAAGAGGGAGGAAGACCAGAAAACATTTCTACGCCATTAGAAGAGAAAAGAGACTCAGCCCCGATAGGGCTAGAAGGAAGGCAGAGCTTCAGCTTATCGCAAGTCAAAGATAACATGATTCAAGCGAACAAGCTGGAAGATCATATCCGAAAACTGTTAAGGAAAAAGTTCTCGAAAAGAGCACTAACAAAACAACAAAAAGAAGTGGCTTTTGATATTTCTAAAATAGTAATGGCCAACGAAGATAAGAAAGATTGGATTAAAAAATCGCAAACATATATAAATAAGCCAGTGGACACAAATCATGAGATGGTTGAAGCCACTCAGTCTATAGCCTACGAACACCAGTTGGACGATTGGCTAGCTAGCATTTTAAGAGAAAGTAAAATTGAAAATGAGTGATATTGCACAAAGCGTAAGTGAGTACAGCGACGACGAAGGATTGTCCTATGACATCGAAATTCCAGACATACCAATTCCGGAGCCGGAAGAAGAAATTAAGACCGAGGTAGAGGACAAGGTAGACGTAGCGTTTAAATTTGCATTCGTAGGATCAGGGCAGGGTGGGTCAAGATTGGCAGAGACTTTTCATAAAGTAGGATATAGAAAAGTATGCGCAGTCAATACGGCTCAACAAGACTTAAATACTTTAAAGAGTGTAGAAAATAAATTTTGTTTTGGAGAAGGAGGAGCTGGAAAAGACCCGTTTAAAGCCGCGAAATCTTTCAAAGACTCGAAGGAAGATGTTCTTGACTTCATGAGGAGATCTTTCGGGGACGAATTTGACAGGATATTTGTTTGTGTTGGAGGCGGCGGAGGCACTGGCACAGGGACAATGATTCAGCTTGTCGACGCAGCTATAGAGCTTCAGGAGACGCTAGACATAGATGCCCCTATTGGATTGATTTTATCTCTGCCTAAAAAATCAGAAGGTAAGAGAGTCAACGCTAACGCGGCCACTTGTCTAAAAGACGCTTACGAGTTGGTGGAGAAAGGTAAAGTTTCTCCTCTTATTTTAGTCGACAACGAGAAAATTACAAAAATGTATCCAAGGCTGGCTATTTCAAAGTTTTGGGAAACCGCCAATATGAGTGTAGCAGGGGTATTTCATCTTTATAATCTAACAGCTTCAAAAGACAGCACCTATACCTCTTTTGATTCCAACGACCTTAAAAGCGTTTTGGATTCTGGACTAATAATGTTCGGAGCAACCCCAGTGAAAGAATGGAACGACCAAATCAGCCTTACCCGAGCGGTTAGAGACAACGTAAAGAAAGGGGTTCTTTCTGGAGGAGTAGAAATTTCAACAGGAAACTGCGCTGGAGTAATCGTTATAGGAGGAAAAGAGCAGCTAGACACAATCCCAGAAGCTTCTTTAGATCAAGCGTTCGAACAAATATCGAGACTAATGAGACCCAACAGCACCCTACATAGAGGAGTATACGCAGGAGACAAGTCGGGGCTCACAGTATTCACTATGATTGGTGGACTAGGTTCTCCCATGCTCAAAATTAAAGAGCTGGAGAAGTTAGGAGATGTTCAGGATGTATAAAGGGTGGAATTTTAGAGACTCGTTCTACATACTAGTTATTACTTGCATCATTGTCGGGGGATGCGCTAGTCCATTGGGGAGATTCAACAAGCAAGAAAAAGTTGTAGAAAATATAGAAAGAAAACAGACCGAAAACACAGATCAACAGGTGGAAAGCGGCAGGACTTTCGTCTACGCAGCTGATCAAGCATTACAGAAAGATCCCCAGCCCACCAAGCATTCGAACGTAGCCAAGCAGATGACTACTCGAAGCATAACAGCTTTAGGTCCCCCTCAGGCAGAGAATGCTTTCAAATCAGACACCATGATTACAGATCTTCTTTCCGACGACCCAGATACGGTTCAAAAAGGACAAGCTGAGCTGATGACGATGGACAAAGAATTAATAGCTATACAAAACCGAAATAGAGTTTTGAACAGCCAGCTTCAGAGTGCGCAAGTACAACTTAAAGCCATAAACCAAGAAAACGCTCTTAACGCCACAAAGTACTCTAGCTTAATGGGTAAGGTCTATTGGATAATTGGAATTGTAATTTTCTTAGGAGTCTTAGGGGTTGCCCTTAAGGTGCTCAATGTTGTGGCTCCTTTTGCAATACCATCGAAAGGCGCTAGCTCTACTTTATTGAAGGTTGTCCAAGGCCTCCAGAAGGTTAGAGACCAACATATGGGGGAGAAGCCAGAAATGCTGAAGCAAATAGACGACCATATGAGGGCTCATTTAGACAAAAAAGACAGGTGGATGATAGCTCAAGCGAAACAAAAACTTCACATGCTCTAATTATCCTGTAACTTATTATACTGTAACATTTTATAACATTATGCCACAATCAATACCATTCGATCCGTCGTTGACCTTAGGTAACATCGTACACCCCGATAAAATCACTGCCCTTGAAAAAATTGACGAGGCGCAGAAGCCCATTAACCTTGCGCAAGAGAAATTAAACTCTTTGATTCTTGCTAAACGCAGTCTTGATATGACGGTTCAGCAAATGGTTCAAATGCAAGTTACTGGCGATCCCATGAAAAAGCTTACCGATAAAGTAACTACACTGACAGACAGTATGGCCGCTGCAGCGGGAGAATATGCGCAGACGACAGTCGACTCTCTGCCAAAAGTTCAAGAAGCACAATTGGCATCCTCTAATGTAATCAGCGCTGATGTTGAATCACCTATGGACTGGACGAAGTCTTCGATGAAGCACATGGATACATCTTCTGATACTATGATAATGGACGCTCAGTACTTTAGACTTGAATCTAATAAAGACGACACTGACGCCCACGCAAGCTCGGTTGCATCATATGTGTCTGGCCAAGTGTCTTCTATATTCGGCCCGACATACGGTGCCTCAGTAGCAGGGGCAACTCATAAGGCAACCATGTCTCAAACAACCAATCACGAAATCCAAGGGACTTTGGTAATTACCGCGAATTGCACTCACAAGACGGCGAACATGTTCGCTCCTTTTGTTTTG